AGCTTAATACCTGAAACGGCTAACCCTATGGTCATCGGGTCGATCATGATTCATCTTTCTATGTAGGTTCTTCCCACTGACATGTCTGTTCATTCAACGTCCAACTAGGAAAAGGTTGTGGCGGGATAAAAGCATCACGCTCTCTATCGTATGTGTAACCGATACCTGCAAAGTTCTTACGTAGTGGACGACCCTCTGGGTGCTGTCCTGCATACGTGTTGTAGCTTGTTTGTATCCACTCACCCGGAGATGTATCTACAAACGTATCAAAGAACTCTGGTTCGGCAACAATAACCTGAGTAACAACCCCATTAACAACTTTTGCAAAATGGCTCATGCTATATAAGTCCCTGATGTTGTAAACGTATGGTAGGTAAATCCACCAGTCGATGTAACAGTTCCGCCAGTTCCTCTTTGTGGTCCTGCATAACGAATAATTATGACCCCTGATCCCCCAGCGCCGCCAGTGCTTCCGCTAAAAAAGTTACCTGCCCCACCACCACCTGATCCTGAATTTGCAGTACCAGCAGTACCATTTGCTGCTACAGTTGTAGAACCAGTTCCAGTACCCCCAGCACCGCCTCCGGCTGATCCTGCACCAGCAGCTCCGTTAAAAGTACCGCCTCCACCGCCACCTGCGTAAGAAGTGCCTAGTGACTGCCAATTAGTGCCAGCACCACCAACGCCAGCAACACTTCCTCCAACTCCACCAATTGCACTAGAACCACCACCGCCTGCACCAGAAAAAGGTGAAGAATAAGTCCCTGCACCACCACCAGCAAAACCCTGACCAGCAGTTCCTGAACCTGCTGTTCCTCGTGTTGGCGCACCACCACCCGATCCACCAGACCCAGCCGTGCCAGAATCGCCATTTCCACCACCGCCACCAATTGCTGTAGTAAAACTAGTTAGTGATGAGTTACCGCCATTTGCGCCAAGCGCAGTATTTGATGCTCCTGAAACACCACCTGCCCCACCACTTCCAATTGTTGCTGTATAAATAGAAGACGATGTTAATGTCGCTGTGCCTGATATTAGACCGCCAGCACCACCTCCACTAGCCTGACCAAAACCACCGCCTCCACCTCCACCAGCAACAATTAAATAATCTACTGAATATGTTTTAACTTGATAAAACTGCCACCATGCTGAACCGTCAAACCATTCTGGATAGCCTAACGTAGTGTTATAGCCCATTGTTCCAGCGTCCACGCCGGTAGGTCTCGTGGCAGTAGTCCACGTAGAGTTAGTAATTCCTTTTGTGCCATCAATAATAGCAGTCATATATTTCTCAACTTATTTAAATGCGGGACCACCGACCCATAACACTAATGATCTACGTGTACCCTTAGTAACAGGAGTAACTCTATGCAGCATATAAGAAGGGAAAAACCAAGCTCTACCTTTCTTAACTTCTACAGTTTGCGCTTCATCGTTATACTGCTTTACTTGAAACTCCCCACCTTCAAACTCAGATGGGTCAGACAACAACATAGCTATAGATAATTTTCTTGGTACGTTTCTATCAGTATGGCTTGCATCCGTGTGCCAGTTGTAATGCCCATTATCTGATGCGTGATACACACCCAATTGCATAGGCTCGTAAAATCCATCTATGTCGTACTGAAAAAACCTACTGTTAATCTCAGCGGTAGCTTCTGCAAACTTACTCCAAATATGTTCTAACTCAGGCTTTCTAGCAAGCCATGCTAATTCTGTAGTCCTGACATCATTATCCACCTTACCCTCAGGAGAGCTACCACCAATGCATCCGGGCTGTAACTGTAACCACTCTGGTTGAGCGAGGATTAAATTAATATCTTCTTGCGTTAAAAAATCTTCCCAATAAGCAAGGTTATCTTTACCGGGTACATTGCGTGGTGGGATTGGGTATATCATTTATTTAGCATCCAGAAATTGAGCCACAAATGTATATGCATACTGCGGTGCGTCTACAGAAATAGCCGTAGGTTTATGGGGTATAGAACTATCGAATATGATAACTCTATTAGGCTTAAATGCAACAGCGTGTTCAACTTCGCACTTATCGGAAGCAAACAACATCTCGTTACCCCAGTCCTTATCCCATGTACTATTTGCGCAATATAAAACTGTTACCCCTGAATCCCCCATACTTACATCTGCATGGTAAAAAAACTTATCTAACTTAGCAGTAGCAAGAACCCATGCAGCATCAAACCTCTTGTTATTCAGCAAAAACTTAAACTGTTCAGCTTCTGGATAATTAAATACGCTAAAGTTTTCAACGTCCTCTACAGAAAACAAAGACTGCATAAACGTATAGTTAGCTTTACTTATTATTGGGGTAGACGTTGTACCTAATTTATACGTTGAGTTTTGGCAAAATAGCTCCATAGCCTGAACGTCATTAAACTTAAAAACGTCATCAAATACCCATACACTTTTCCCAGAAGATAACTGTCTATGAATCATTTATTATCCATTAAGTGCGTTCTGTTTTTAGTGTAGGAATACGTACTACGGTTGGTAGCATCACCTGCTTCTGAAGCATAAGCACCGTTCTTACGGACGTAATGTAGAAAAACCTGACCAGAGTAGTACCCTTCTGGACCGTCACACTTATCACGCCAATGCTCTATGTCGCAGCCTTTGTATACAACCCCGTCGCCTTCAGCCATATCAAACCGCATACCACCCATATAAATAGGCCAAGCATAATGATGTGATCTACCTAGCTGAATAGTTACACTTACTTCACATGCAGGGCGGTCTGTATGCTTTTCCAGTACATCACCATTACTATATAACCTAGCATACGCATAAGTTGGCAGTAGCTCTTCTCCTACAATCTCTTCAATTACATCCCAGTACAACTCATGCAATGTCTCAAACATGTACTCATGGTCAAGAATAGTTTTAGCGTTTGGTATCTGTGGGTCGCCACGAGGGTTTAATTCACTTTGCCTCATTAACGTATGTGTAAAGAACTTATAAAACTCAAGAGGTATTAATCTCTGTACGTGTACCGCTCCGTACTTATTAAATACTTCTTTGGACGTACTCATGGTGCTGGGGGAAGTAGTTCGCTTATAGGGTATTCAACTTCTTGCCCAACTAGTGCTTTATATGCATCAATTTTAGCTGGGTCAGATACAAACGCTTCTTTTTTAGCTTGTTGTTCTACCTGCCATACACCAGCAACCGCAATGTTCTTTTTTAAAGTTTCAATGTCAGTTACATCAGGCCACATAGTTAGTGGTTGATAAGCATAAGATGGATATGCAGTAGGGTCTTGAGATGCCGTATCATCAGAAGCAAAAGCAACTAATAGAGAATTTGATTCCTCATCGTACCCAGTAATTTTCATTTTCAACGTGTTCATGTTTTCCTCTTTAAGCTACGCCGCCAAGACGTGTTCCTGTTGCAGGCCAAGTTACAAACGGGTTACCTACAACATAATTACCTGCGGCACCGCCACCGCCACCACTCCCCCTACTAGCGCCTGTTGGGGCTGGATTACCAGCGGTTCCAACAGCACCACGTCCCCCACCAGCACCTCCGGGTCCCCCTAAAGCAGCACCTGCCGCCGGGCTTGCGCCACCTCCACTACCACCCGCAGGAGATGTACCAACAGCGCCGGGACCACCCGCTATAGAAGTACCACCGGGGGATACACCACCACCCGCACCTAGCGCACCACCATTAGTACCAGCTCCACCACCGCCACCACCGCCGCCACTACGTCTACCACCTAAACCTGAACCGTACGCGCCACCGCCACCACCGCCGCCACCGCCACCAGCGGCAATAATTCCATTATTTGTAATGGTAGTAGGTCTAGCTACAAAAATTGCGTTCCCCCCAGTAGCGCCGCTCCCGCCGGGACTACCGGATGTAGCACCTACAGGACCACCAGCACCGGCGGCTCCACCCATACCTTGAATTAGACCGTTATTAACGATAGTTATTTCGTCAGTTGGGCTAAATGCTGATGGGACTGATATTGAATACGCTCCTGCTGATGTGCTACCAACTGTTGTACTTGCGGGGATCGTAACTGTTATATTAGCAAACCCGGGTACATAAGTAGGTCCACGATTAGCATAAACATCGTAGTTGTATATAGTCCCCGGAGGTACAGGAATAGGCACAGGAATAGCTACGCCGCCGTTAAAGCCCCATACCCTAGTAGTAGCTGTACCAAATTTTCCTAATAACGGCATAACAACCCCTTACACAAACTTGACTAGCGAAGCAAACACGTTATATGTAGCGCCACCTGTTTTTACGATAGCGTATGTGTACACGTCAGTACTATTTACATTACCTGCTGTTGGAGCTACACCACCAGACCACTTAGGAGTAACTGTAGTACCGTCGATCTGTAGCACGTTGTTGTAATATGCAGTAGCGCCTTGTTGCGCCATGAAGAGTACAGTAACAGTCTGACCTGTTGCCATCAAAGAGTTTAGCGAAGTAGCGCCGTTACCCCTAATGTTTAGTGTCCAGTTGCCAGTGGCGCTTGTTGTGTATTGCAGTATGGATTGAGTCAGCGCATCGAAATTAATCGTACCCGTAGCAGCCGTAGCGGATACCGTAGAGTTTTCATAAATAATTGGTGCGCCGCTAATCCCGGTCGCTGAACTAATAGCTACAGGCATGATTTCCTCTTACTCGTAAAGTATGTTAATTGAACCAGCATCAAAGGTGTCTGTGCCGTTAACTGTAGTAATCCGAACACGATCTAATGTGCCAGAAAGAGTTACGTTACCCCCAGAAACAGAAGCCGCCCCATTACCTGATGGGTTAGTAGTATTAGCAATAACACCAGATTGAACATATAGATTTCCTGAAAAAAGCGTAATTACACAATGTCCATGATGGTTATTTGTAACTTCATTGTCGCCAGTTAAAATAAATCCCGCTGTTGACCCTGCGTTTCCAATGTTTGAAGAAAAAGCAGCAGATAAATAGCCAGTAACTGTTACAGAACCAGAACCAATTTGTATTAGTAGGTTACTTGTTCCGTTTGTACCAACATTGTTAAACATTACAGTAATACGCTTTACCCAAGACGGGATGCCTGTAAAGTCAATTGATGTTCCTGAAGTAGATGCAACCGCAGTACCGCTAATTAACGGATACAACGTACCTAAAGGCGCCACTACGTTACCTGCAAACGTAGCAATCTGTGAAGTTGATAGCGTTAACGCTGTCGTACCACCCCCCGAACCTGTTTTAAATTCAAGTTCACCGTCGGCTGCGCTAAGTAGTGACGCACCGTTATTTGTTGCATTACCTGCTGTAATGATTGTAGACATTATTGCTCCTTAACCTACTACTATCCAATTTGAACCAGAAGTGATTGTTACTGCCACGGTTGATGTAAGTGCGAACGCTGTTGTTAATGCGGCTGAGTTACTCACCGTATAAGTTCCCGTCTCACCAGTACCTGTACCAAAAGCCACTATAGTTGTGTTAGCTGGAACTCCAATACCTTCAATAACTGTACCAATATATAGAGTACCGGAAGTTCGTGTTAATACATTTAAAACAGTACCGGCACTAACAGTGCCATCGCTTATTGTGGCTGTACCAACAAATCCCGGTGCTACAGTAATAGGACCTGCTGTCATTGCGTTTGTTGCGGCTGGTATGGTATAGCTAACAGTTACGTTCTGCTCGTTTTCGTAAAATATTCGGTTTTGCCCACCACCTGTAGCTCCACCACCTGCACCGCCACCACCAATACCACCCCACTCAGTGCCGTTATTTCCTTCAAATCTTGACAAAGTAGTATTGTACCGAATAGTACCAACGCCGCCAGCTTGTTGTAACGTAGTGCCAACAGGTATTGTTAAGCCGCCAGTACCAGCAAATGCTCCATTATTACCAATAGCAAGGCTACCATTAACTAAAAAGTCGCCTGCAATATTATTTATTGCTTCATATATGCTAGGTGTACCGCTAGATTTTGTATAAACTATTACTGTCCTACCTGATGGTATTGCTATTTCTGTAGTACCAGATTGAACAATGCCGTTCCTAGCTGTCGCCACCCTAATAGTCGCCGTATAAGTTGTTACTGAGTTTTTAAATATGTATATTTTATTTGCTGGCGGGGTATATATAAAAAAATTACTGCCGGGCGTACCAATTAACTCAATAACAGCTTGCCTTGCTTGGTCAGATTCGCCATCACTAGAAAGTAAAGCTTGCGCTGAACCTGAAACCGAAACTTGTGTAAAACCAGAAATAGCTTCTGTTAGAAGAGTTGCAAGGTTGTAGTTGGTCGTATTACCCCAAACCCCTGCTTCATCGCCTGTAGCAATCTCTGTTATACGTAAATTGTTGTTGTATGTAGCCATATTTTTTCCTTACAAAACTACCCAACGGGAGCCATTTGCCACCGTTACACTTATGCCAGTATTAATTGTTACAGGACCAGAACTCATACCATTAAATCCGGTTGCCACAGTATAGTTAGTTGATATTGTGTTCGAGTTAACATAGATACCATTAGTTGCTTCTGGGTTTGCACCGCCACCGCCGCCACCGCCTGTTGAAGCAATCGTAATAGTCCCAGCGCCATTCGTAATTGTAATATTAGAGCCAGCGGTTAATGTAGCTTTAGACAGCGTATTGCCCGTGCTATTACCAATTAATAACTGACCATCTGTATACGATGTTTGCCCAGTACCACCACTAGATACACCTAGCGTACCCGCTAATGTAACTGCACCGGTCGTACTTGTACTTGGGGTTAAACCATTTAATGAAGTCTGGAATGAGGTAACACCACCCGTACTAGCCGCCCAAGTAGGTACACCACCAACTACTGTTAAAACTTGATTAGTTGAACCAATTGGAAGTTTAGAAAGAGTATTAGTAGCTGACGAATAAATTAAATCGCCTGTTGTGTATGTAGTAAACCCTGTACCGCCGTAAGCTGAAGCTATAGTAGTAGCGTTCCATGTACCGGAAGTTAAAGTACCTACACCTGTAACTTGTGTGTACCCACCAATTAAACGACCTGAAGGAAGCGTACCTGTTGAGATATTTCCAGCATCAGTTGTATCTGTTGTAGCCGAAGCAGCCAAACCAGAAACATCAGACGCAGTGATCGTATTCCAAGATGGAGCGGCAGAAGCGCTACCTGTACCTGTTTGGTTTAAAAACTGTTTAGTTGTACTTGTATTACCAGCTAACTTAGCTAACGTATTAGTAGCTGATGAGTAGATAATATCGCCTGTTACGTAGCTGTTTAAACCCGTACCACCGTTAGTAGCAGGTAAAGAGCCAGATATAGCGCCAGCTTGATTAAGAGCAACAGCGTTCCACTCTACTTGTGTACCAGAACCATTAACAACTAACGATCTATATGCAGCGCCTACAGGTAACTTACTCCATGTATTAGAAGCAGAACCATATAATAAATCGCCTGTAGTTACAGTATTAACTCCTGTACCGCCATTTGTTGCTGCAACCGTGCCTGTCAGAGAAATAGTCTGACCTGTAACATCAATGTTAGTACCACCAACATAATCAATCCCACCACTAAATTGTGTATATGTCAGTGGTGTATACCCAATAATCATTGTATTGGGTTCGGTAGTCAGTACATGCGAATCACCAGCGTTTAATACACCTTCTCTAGTAAAGAAGTAGTCGCCTGTACCAAGACCATCTGGATTATTAGGGTTAACTTGGTTTGCGTCATTTGCACGAGTCAGTATCCAGTTTGTAGAACCAGAACCAATATTAGTTACTACATATACCCCGTTCTCAGCGCCGTTAGTTTGTAAGCGAACCATTACTCGATCTGCTACGACCATAGTTACGCCATCAACAACTAAAGCAGCTTGCGCACCAGAATTGGTAAGTGTTGCACCTACGCCTGAGTTAGCTCTAGTTGCGTATGTCAGACCAGTAGCATTAGTAAGCCCAGTGATCTGCGCACCACCAAACGTCAATGATAAAGTTAACTGATTTAATGCTGGAGTAGAAAAAACAAAGTAAGCAGTATTAGTAGATAACCCATTACCAGCTGTAGTGGTAAGCCAAATCTGATCATCTACATTTAGTCCGTGGTTTACGGATGTAGTAACAGTCGTGCCACTTGTTATTGCGGTAATGTTAAATGTTGTGCCGCCCTGCACATACGTTGCAGTTAAATTACCTGTTGTCTCAACACGCACAGGCTCATGTATATGAAGCCCTGCGGTAACTGCATTGTCTACGTATGATTTTGTTGCTGCTTGTAATGCAAGTGTTGGGTCTTGGTTTAATAATACGGTACTACCAAACGTAGCTGCGCCAGTAACATCCAAAGCACCACCTACATTTACATCACCTACTGCGGTAACACTCTTGTCCGAATTACTAATTCTTACTGCTTCGTCAGTAGTATCTACACCGCCAGCAAACAATACAACGTCGTGTGCGCTACCAGAACCAATTATTAATTCACCGCCATCGTTGTAAACATAACCTGAATTAGCTGTAAATATTGGATATGTAGGGGAAGAATAGTTTGAGCTGCTAATCCCCATGTCGATGAAGTTAGTATTACCATCCCCTAAATCGTTATAGGCAACAACGTCGGCAGACGCTTCAGCATCGTCATCAAGATTCTGGATGTATATCTGTTGGAAGGTCGGTTGATTACCGTAGAATCTACCTAACGTTTCTGGGAATGGAGTAGGGTTTCCAGTGCCGGGTCCAAGCACAGTAATAGGACCAGCATTAATAATAGTGTCGCCGTTTACTTCTTCGTAGATAGCTTTTTCGGCAGGGTATGTACAAAATACATCTTTAGCACCTGCACCGAACGGAACTAGCGCACCTCCATTAGATGAGGATAAAACTGTAGTTCTTGATAGTGTAGTGCCTGAAGCTGTGTATGTACCAATACCTACTTCCCAAGTTCCAGCGGAATTATCAACTATTGTGTAGTAAGTTTGGTTCCCATTACCAATAGCAGCGAATGACTGAAATCCAGCTATAGCCCCAAGAAGCGTGATGGTGCCTGTCCCTGTAGTGGTAGTCGATTCCCTTACACGATCTAATAAAACTAAGGCCATTACATCCTCTTATCCAGTACTTGTTATATCAGTCCACGTAATATTCTGCGATGTTTCTATAGTGGTCCACCCACTACCTTGAGGACTGTTTATATTTGTCCATAATGCGTTAGAGCTGCTATTTGGCGGCAACCACAACTTTATTCCAAAAAAACTGTCGGTAAAGCCAGCAGTTTCGTTAACGATAATAATAAAATCAATCTGACCGTTATATATGTCTTCTACATCTATAGCATCTAAAAGCTGGACTGTTAAATCTATTTGAGCATCGAAAGCATCGAACGCTCCTAATACTTCAGTTATGTCTTCGTTAAGTACAAGGTTACCAACATATTGATCTACTACATCTACACCCTCTTCAACAAATACAGAAACCACCCCGCCAGCAGGTAGCGTAGCAAATGGAACTGTAGCAAACGGTGCAAATCCAAACATTCATTAGGCCGTAGCAGCAGAAAAAGTGTAAGTTACATTCAAAGTATCGCCAGATACCAAACCTCTATCACCAACCGTAAAGTTACCTACTGAAAGCAAAGTACCTGTAGTGCCAGCTTTAGTGTTGCTAGTAGTTATAAAAGCACCCGCAATAGTTGCGTTAGCGCTAATAGTAAAAGTTACAACGTCTGATACAGTTACTGAAGGGTTAGCAGTAGTAGGGGTAATAAACGTAATTAAAGGGCGATTACTTTGTAAGTAATCTGTGTTCTCTGTCCACGTAACGTGTGCCGACATAGTATTTGCAGCGTTGTACGTAGCCCCAGTATTTACTAAACCCATGTACCATGTAGCCGTATAGTTAGAGCCTACAAATACCTGCTGGTTTATAAACTGTAAACCGACATTAACTACTAAGTTCGGGAAATCTTCCGCCCACTTTAGGTTACCGTCTTTGTCATAGCATGTGGCTGTAAACACCCCGCCAAAACTGCTCTTGTTTGCTAACATAATAGTTCCTTAAACAAATCTTAAAAGCGCGGTTGACGCTGAGTTATTTGGCATTGTTACTGTGTTATTTGCCACAGTAAATAATTTATCTGAACCAAAGTCCAATACAGCTACTGACTTATCGCTCTTACTGCTGTTATATATCAACGCGCCACGAGCAGTAAACGAAGCACCGGGCCAAGATACATTGTCAAAGTTTATATAGACTGTATTAGTATTTACATCTGTAGCGATAGTTACACCTGTAATTTCAACGCCGCCAGCGTCATAGCCTGCGCCTTCTACTTCATTCTCTGTTGTATATACAGCCGTAGTAGGACCCAACGTAGCAAAACCTGTATACAAAGCCATATAGAGCGTGTCGGTAGATAGGTCTTGCTCACCTTGCACGATGTCGCTTCTAAAGCTTAATGTCTGACCTTGTTGTAGCGCCATTATGGGTTAACCTTAATCTTTGCTTGTCCATCTCTGTACGCATCGCCACGTTCGAGACCAGTTCCTAAACGGTTCAATTGACCAAGCGCATCTTGGTATTTCTTTTCATACTCGCCCATTACGTCTGCTTCACCTTTCATAAAGATGTAAGCCTCAACTAAAGAGCCATATAACAATACTGGGTCGTAGTTATCACCAAGCCATGATGTACCCGCATCTACAATAGACGCAGGGTAATAGTAGTAATTCAATTCCAAAGAATAGCCGCCGCTTGGAGTTGGTCCAATAATAAAACTTAATTCATTCGTGATAATGCCATCAACCACCGTAGGACCATACAGGGCATAGTATTTAGGGAATCCTGTCTCTGATGGGTTTGGATACGCAGCTCGTATAAAGTTAACGTCTTTATTAAGTAGGAACTCAAACTCACCTGTAGTCTGGTCTAACGCAGATATAGAAAACACAGATAGAAAATCATTAGGACATGACAAGTATCTGTTGTTATTGCTAGTAGTACCCGTAACATTTTTACGAAGCGCAGGAATCTGCACCGTATTATAAATACGCTCTTCCGCCTGTTTAACAAACACAGGGATATTAGCAACGAACGTAGATTCGCTGTTTTGAGTGTAGTTAATAATGGCGGCTGTCAGTTCCGTATATGTCACAAACTACTCCTTAAGCCATTGGACCGCGAGCTTTTACGCCTTTAGTAGCTGCACCTGTGCCACGAATCTTAATACCATCAGTCTTTATATTATCCGCAGCAGGATCACCCGCGCTTACGCGTGGTGTAGCAGTTTTCCTAGTCATCTGATTAGCAGATAACTTATTAGGGTCTTCCATTTTCTTCATGACCATAGGGCCTCCAGACATACTGTGTGGTTTAGCATAGACAGCGGCTTGACCCACTTCTTTGCCCATAACCTTTTGTGAGAACTTAGCCATTAGCGGCCTCTTTGGTTATTAGCACGCGCCATGTTACGACCAACTTTTTTCATATCCATAGAAGTTACACCGCCCTTTTTCATGCCGTGTAATCTTTTTTCGTGCTTTTTAATTTCTTGATCCGCGATCTTTTTGATCATCGGCTTATCTTTTTTTACGTCTTCGTGTTTCATATCCTACTCCTAAGAAATTGTTACTGTTCCTACCAAGCACTGCACTGCCAAGTTGTTAGGTGTTAAACCCGCATCGTTAGCACTTGCTCCGCCAACAGGCCACCAGCCCCACTGAAACACTCTACTACCACCGCCCGGATCGCCAAAGTCAGTATTAGTAGTTAACTGTAACCCTGTATATCCTGACTGATAATAGCTTGTATCTGGACGTGGTTCCCGTACTGCTTGTGGGTCGTCTACTGGATACATACCTAATTGTAATTGCGGCTGATCAGGTTCCCAACAGCTTTTACAGACTTTAATCTGTACCTGCTTGGTCTTAATCGTAAGCTTCTTCAGCTCCTTTAACTTGTAACGAAACCCGCACCGATCACATTCGGCAATCGAGTTCTTACCGCTTGCAAACCTATTACCCATGATTAGAGGAACATCTCACGAGGAACAAGTCGATCAGCCGCTTTCTCGCGGTCTTC